AGAATCGTCCACCTCTATCCCTTTATGAGGGACGAGAACAGACGCTGTTTCGCGGAGATCGACGACGGTACCTGCGAGTGGGTCGACTATAAGTTGGACGTTGGGGACGAAGTAGCCCCCGGTGCCTAGCTCGATGTCTTCCCACGAGCACGATGACCAGAATGCTTCCAAGCCTGTAGAAACAGGTAGACGAAGCACTGGTCGCCGGAAGGTGGATCAACTACCCCGGACCGACATAACCAAAAGGTTGTTGGTAGCCGTAGTAGCTTTGATCAACTTTCTGTACCTAGTTGTGCAGGCTTTTCTAGACTACAAGCTTAAGTAGCTAGTAAGTCCGCGTAACCGATATGGGCTACGGATTCGTACACCTCTAATTAAGGGGGACGATGAAAAGCCTAATGTCACTCTGGTCCTGTGTGGCTCATGAAATGGCCACACGATGCTGCACTAGCGCCGACCGCGACATAAAAACTGTCGCGGCCCGGTTCGAACACGAGGGGCTTAGCTTTCTAGCTATCACCCTGGCTGATTACGGAAAGGCCATCCAAAAATGGCTAGACCGTGGTCAAGTCGACCCTTGGGACGTTAGCGGCTTTCGCCGCGACCGTCTTACTGGTTTCCCGAGATTTCTCTCAGGTTTCCTTGGTCGTGTGTTCGATCCTAGTAGTGGTGCACTTCTTGACAATCCCGATATCGAAGCAATCATTGCTTTACGTCAGCTAACGCTGATGTTCAGCAAGATCGCCCTTCCTTCTGCATCCCTTTCGGGTAGCAGAACTCAGGTAGTTAGTCCTGAGAGGGAGAAGCGTGCGATGTTGGAATTTGTCGAGTGTGAGCAGGATGTCAGGACATCAGACTCGGCTAGAACTCCGAGAATGTACGACGAATTTTGTCGTATGTCTGATATGCTCTTCGCGAAGGTATTCACGGAAGTCGACCGTAAGGTCTACAACCAGGAACTCTTCCCGAAACATGGTCCAGGCGCTACTGCTGACCGTCTTTCCAGCAATGGGAAGTACAATCAGCAAACCTGGCCCGCCCGCCTTGAGGCTATCTTCCCGTTTGGGGAGTATGCCCTACCAAATTGGAGTTTTTACTCCGAGATGGACAAGGTAGACATCCTTGAACCCGGTTCCGAGTTGCCCGTTAGGGTTATCACGGTTCCTAAGTCGCTAAAGTCACCTCGAGTTATTGCCATTGAACCAACTGCCATGCAATATGCACAGCAGGCGGTCCTTGACAGTTTGCTCGATGCCTTAGGTAGGGATGACTTCCTCTCTAAGGCGATTGGATTTGAGGACCAAGACCCTAACAGGTTTATGGCCTTCAAGGGTTCACTTAGCGGTGAACTCGCTACGCTCGATTTGAGCGAAGCTTCCGATCGTGTCTCTAATCAGCTCGTACGCGCGATGTTGCGGAACCACCCCCATTTGCTGGAGATGGTTCAAGCGTGTCGTTCGCAGAAGGCTGATGTACCAGGCCATGGTGAAATTCGCCTAGCCAAGTACGCTTCTATGGGTTCAGCTCTCTGTTTTCCCTTCGAGGCGATGGTCTTTATGACTATCATTCTCTTAGGGATACAGGATGAGCTAAGTGCATCGCTTTCCAGGAGGTCCCTTAAGGGATTCTCCCGGCAGGTGCGCGCCTATGGGGATGATTTAATTGTCCCCACAAGGCATGTGCTGTCCGTTGTTCAGAAACTGGAATCCTTCGGGATGAAGGTGAATCTGAGCAAGTCCTTCTGGACCGGAAGGTTCAGGGAGTCTTGCGGAAAAGAGTACTTTAGTGGCCAAGACGTTTCAATAGTCAAGGTCGCTTCGGTATTCCCAACACAACGGCAAGACGCAAGTGGTGTTATTTCGATGGTTGAGCTTCGGAACCGGCTATATCAGCACGGTTTCTGGCAAACCTGTCGATGGATGGATTCTCAGATAAGGAAGATCATTAGATACTTCCCTAATGTTGAGCCCACCTCACCACTGCTTGGCAGGGAGTGTTTTCTTGGCTACCAAGCCGAGCGAATGCACCCCGGATTCCACTCGCCCCTTGTCAAGGGCTATTTTGTGGAAGCCAGACCTCCGTCGGATATTCTAGACGGACCTGGTGCCATGCTTAAGTGTCTTCTTCTACTTGAAGCACGAACACGTGCCGAAAACTCGGATTCCTCCAAAGGGAAGAACGGGAGTAGTGTCGGCGGATCGCCATCCGTCAATACGAAGCACTTAGAGCGTTTTGGACGCCCCAAGCACGTCAGCATCAAGCTTGG